CGAAGGAGGCCATCGTCCGGCGCCTGAATTTCTGCCAGTGGACGGATGCCGAGTCGCCGTGGATCAGCCACGAGATCTGGAAAGCAGCGAAGCGGGAATACGAGGTGGAGCAGCTGCGCGGCCGCCGTGCCATCGCAGCGATGGACCTTGCGAGCACGACCGACTTGACGGGGCTGGTGTTCCTGGTCGAGCCGGTAGAGCCGGGCGAGCCGTGGAAACTGGTGCCCTACGCCTGGTTGCCGGATGCAGACCTGCAGCGCCGCGCCGACCAGGACCGAGTGCCGTATGTGCAGTGGGTGGCCGAGGGCCTCCTTGATACGACACCAGGGCGCGCGATCAGTAAGCGGATCATCCTGCAAAGGCTGTCCGGCCTGAGCGACTTCTTCGAAGTCATCGTGTGCGCGTATGACCGCTGGCGGATGGCCGACCTGATCCAGATGGCGGTCGACGACGGCATCACCCTGCCGCCGATGAAGGAATTCGGCCAGGGCTACAAGGACATGAGCCCAGCCATCGAGCAGTTCGAAACGATGCTGCTCAACGGCGATCTGGTGCACAACGGCCACAAGGTGCTGACCATGTGCGCCGGCAACGCGGTGACCGACTCGGATGCCGCAGGCAACCGGAAGCTGGACAAGGCCAAGGCCACCGGCCGCATCGACTTGATCATCGCAGCGGTGATGGCAGCCGGCCTGGTCAACATGCTGGAGCCCGAGGCCGAGACTGCACCTGAAATTTACTTCCTGGATTTATAGATGACCGGAAAACTACTGAACCTGGAGGCAGTGGCGCAACCTTCGCGCGTGCTGGGCGACTGGCTGGCCGGTCGCGACGGCGGCGCGGAGCGGGCGGGCATTGCCGCCATGGGCGAGAACTCGCACAGCGATCTGTCGATGAGCGAGCTGGCAAACCTGTTGGGCGCCGCGCACCGCTCGTCGTCTGGCTCGGCGGTGACTGCGGAGACAGGCATGCGCGTCTCCGCGGCCTACGGTTGCATGTCGCTCGTCGCCGGCGCCATCGCCACGCTGCCGATCGGCATCTACGAGCGCAAGGGCAACGAGCGCGATTCCGCCGACCACGAATACTGGTGGATGCTGAACGAGAAGGCCAGCGACGGCTGGACGTCGGCCGCTGCCTGGGAGGCCATCATGCTGTCGAAGCTGTCGCACGGCGATGGCTTTGGCGAACTGATACGCCCTCACTTCGGCACGAACCGTGTGATCGGCTGGAAGCCGCTGCCGCGCCACACCGTTACTCCCTTCAAGGACGGCAAGGTGGTGCGGTACCGGATCACGCCTGGCGACGCGCCTGCGTATATCTTGGACCGGGCCGACATCATCCACCTGCCGAGCCTGGGCTTCGACGGCCTCACCAGTCCGAGCCCGCTCACCTATGCCGCTCTGGAAGCGATCGGAACCCAACTGGCGGCTCAGGAGCACGTCGGCAAATTCTTTTCCGGCGGCGCTAATTTCGATTACGCCCTGAAGACGGCGTCGAAGCTGGACAAGGATCAGCTCGAGCAGCTGAAGGCTTCGCTCCTCGCGCGTGTGCAGAATGGGGGGCGCGGCCCGCTGATCCTGGGCGGTGGGCTCGAGCCTGCGCAGCTCAGCGTCAATTCGAAAGATGCTGAGATATTGGCAACGCGCTTGTTCAATGTCGAAGAGATCTGCCGGATTTTCGGCGTACCTCCTTCGATGGTGGGGCACGGCAGCGCGGCTTCGAACTACGGAACCGGTATTGCACAGCAGGGCTTGGGCTTCAAGACGTACACGCTGCAGCGGCATCTGACGCCCATCCAGCAGGAGCTCAACAGTAAGTTCTGGCCTGTTCGCGACCGCTTTTTCGTTGAACACATCACCGCAGCACTCGAGCGTACCGACCTGGCTGGCCGCTTTGCCGCCTATCGCGTTGCACTCGGCCGCGCCGGCGAGATGCCATTTATGGACGTCGACGAGGTGCGTCGCCTCGAGAACATGCCGAAGAATCCGAATTTGAAAATGAATGGAGGCAAGAGTGCCGAACAGCCTGACCAAGCTCCTGGCGAGCAACAAGAAGCGGCCTGACCGGCTCCCGCAGTCGCGCATCGTCGCCAGCGGCGCCGAAACCGAGATCTACATCTACGACGCGATCGTCGCCGACGACGAGACCGCCTACTGGTGGGGCGGTGTCTCCGCCGAAACCCTGGTGCCGGCAATCCGCGACATCAAGGGCGGTACGATCCACCTGCGCATCAACAGCCCAGGTGGCGATGTCTTTGCAGCGCAAACCATCTGCCAGGCAATCCGGGACACCGGCGCTAAGGTCGTCGCCCACGTCGACGGCTACGCGGCCAGCGCAGCAACGGTCATCGCTACCGCGGCCGACGAGGTCGAGATCTCGGACGGCGGCTTCTTCATGATCCACAACGCCTGGACCTGGGCGATGGGCAACGCCAACGACCTGACCGCCACCGCCACCCTGCTGTCGAAGATCGACGGCACCCTGGCCGCCCAGTACGCGAAGAAGAGCAACATGGCCGTGGACGACGTACGCGCCGCGATGGACGCCGAGACCTGGTACACCGCCGAGGAAGCGGTGGCTGCCGGACTGGTCGACCGCATCGCCGCCGGCAAAAAGGCCGAGGCCTCCTGGAACATGAGCGCCTACGCCAAGGCGCCGAAGATCGAAAACAAGGAACCCGACCAGGTCGACCCGATCGCCACCGCCGAACATCGCGCCCGCCAGCAGCAACGCATCTCGATGCTGGCCCGCATTGCAAGTTAGCTGACGCTCTCGCGCCACTAAGCCAGCCGCCCTCGAGCGGCTTTTTTTTCGCCCCAACCAGGCCGCGAGAGCGGACCACCCACCGAAAGGTAATACATGAGCAAGCTCGCACAACTGCGCGCCCAGCGCGACGCCGTGGCCAAGAAGGCCCACGACCTCAACAACAAATATCCGGCCGACCAGCGCATGCCGGCCGCCGAGGCCACGCAGCTGGATGGCTACCTGGCGGAAGTCGAGAAGATCGACGAGGAGATTGCGCGCGAGCAGCGCGTGATGCAGCTGGCGGCCGATACGCCGGAAGGCCAGCACGCCGCGGCACTGGCTGCTGCCACCCGTCCTGGCGGTGCGCATACCGACGAAGGCGCCGCGCTGCGCGCCATGCTGACTGGCGGCCTGGGTGCTCTGTCGGCTGAGCAGCGTAACGCGATGTACGCCCGCGTGAACCCGGACATCCGAGCGGCAATGTCGACGACGACCGCCACCGAGGGCGGCTACACCGTGGCCACCGAGTTCAATACGAATCTGATCCAGGCGATGAAAGCCGCTTACGCCGTGCGTAGCGTCGCAACGGGAATCCGGACCTCGACCGGTGCGCAGATGCTGTTCCCGACCGCCGACTCGACCAACGAGGAAGGCGAGATCGTCGGCCAGAACACTGGCGTGTCCACCGGCGATACCACCTTCGGCCAGGCATCGATGGACGTGTACAAGTACTCGTCGAAGGCGATTGCCCTGCCGTTCGAGCTGCTGCAAGACTCGATGTTCAACGTCGAAGGCTACATCTCCGGCCTCCTGCAACTGCGTAAGGGTCGCATCCACAATCGCCATCACACCGTCGGTACCGGCTCCAGCATGCCGCGCGGCATCGTATCTGCTGCGTTGCCTGGCAAGGTCGGCGCGACCGGGCAAACCGTGACCGTCACCTACGACGACCTGGTCGACCTGGAGCACTCGGTGGATCCGTACTACCGTCCGGCCGGCAAGTGGATGATGCACGACGACACCTTGCGTGCGTTGCGCAAGCTGAAAGACGGCCAGGGTCGTCCGATCTTCGTGCCGGGCTACGAGCAGGGCAACCCGGGCGGCGCGCCGGATCGTCTGGCGGGGCGCGAGATCATCATCAACCAGCACATGCCGGCGATGGCCGCGAACGCGAAGTCCATCCTGTTCGGCGACTTCTCGAAGTACCTGATCCGTGACGTCATGGACACCACGCTGTTCCGCATGACCGACAGCGCCTTCACCCTCAAGGGCCAGGTCGGCTTCGTGGCGTTCTCGCGCATGGGCGCCAACATGGTCGATGTCGGCGGCGCAATCAAGTACTACCAGAACTCGGCCACCTAATCGCAACCGGCGGCCAGCTGCGGCTGGCCCCTCACAACCTCTTAGGAGAAAGACATGGCAGAAGCCAAAACCAAGAAGGCCCGCGTGCTGGTCAAGTGCGACCTGGGCGAAATCGACGACGTGGTCGAGGTCGATGCTGATCAGGAGAAAGCCCTGGCCGGTGTCGTTGACACGGCGCCAGCGGCCGTGAAGTACGCCGAGTCGCTGAAGTAAGCGGTGGGCATCGGGCCCGCCACCACCGCACTGCTCGCCAACCTGCGCGAGTGGGCGGTCCACCCGGGTGCCTGGTGCTACCCGGTCGAAACCACACGCGGCCGCGCCGTCCTCTTTCCGGACGACGTCGACGGCCGCACCGATGAACAGCTGGTCGCGGTGATCTGCGAGCGGCTGAACGAAAACCGAACACGAGGCCAGCATGTCCGCCCAGACTGACAATTTCGAAAACAAGTACATCGACTGGCTGCTCCGCGCGCA